AGAAGCAATACCCTTTGCACGAGAAGCGGTGCGTGAGCGCTCGCCTTCGCGTCGGCTTTGCACAATATTGGAAGCCTTCTTTTCTGTTTTGCTCTGTCCATAGACACCGAACATTTTGTCACCAAGACTCAACTTTCCACCTTGGATGTTCTGACGAACAAGACGCTTTGTGCTTTCTCTTGGGGTTCCACTACTGCGAATATCGGATGCTTTTTTCTTTGCTTCCTTAGCAGCCTTTTTGACACCCATTGGTTCTTTATACTTTGCCATTATGCTCGACCTGTCTTACCGTATCGACCCATTTGCTTCTTTAGACCCTGCTTTGGTGCCATCTTCTTTGAATTAGAATCCTTCTTAGGCATTGGAACTGGCTTGCCAAGCTTACGTGCCTTGGCTGCTGCCTTCTTCTTACCTGCTGCTGTGTATGGGAACTTTTCTCCGCCTACCATTGGCATAGTTATACTCCTAGTTCTTTCATTACTTCGGCTGATTTTTTGTTTATATGAACAGGCTTTGGCATCTTACCTGCATCGTAAGGTCTGCCCAGTGTCTCTGATGCTTGTATTGCTTCCTGAACTTTTTTCATACTGGTACCAGCCGGTTGTATCCCCTGCTCTCTAGCACTCTTGTATGCAGCTAGTTCAGAATCCCATTTCTTAGTTGGCATTGTCTTATTGCTATTTGCATCCCCAGTACTTAGCACAAGGGTTAGACCCTTGCAGCCGAAGCATCCTTCGACATATTCAGGATGTGCTTCCCAATGTTTCATAGCGCCGTGAAGTTACTTTCTGTGACTCCAATGCCTGCTGCAATCAATTCATCTTTGACTGTCTGGCTAACAACATTGTCATAGCCACCGTAGTAAATCTCTGGGTAACTAGTCAGGTCCTCATCTACCAGATATCGGACCAACTCATACTCTCCGCTATCTGGGTCTCTGACTACAGTTACTCCCCTATCTAGTTTGTAAAAGTAGAACAACCTGCTTGTCCCTGCGGGACCTTCAGCAACCGTTGGGGTTCTGAATATGTAATTAGTCATAAGTCCCTTTCCTAGTGAACTTACCAGCAGGCTGGGTTGCCCCAGCCCACCAGTCAATCAACTAGAGAGCAGCGATTGAAGAGCTGTTTTCGAGGCGATACAGCGCAGCATCACGGTAGATAGCGAAGCCGAGTACGCCGTACCAGCCCATTGGGCGGTGACGCATCAACTTGTCAACTACAGGACCGATAACTGTATGCGGTTCCTCAGCAACGGCTTCTGCCATTGCCTGTTGTCCAGCGATGATTGTGCGGAAGACACGGGTTACTGGAGTAACAGTAACTTCAGCAGCAAGTGCAACAGCAGCGGTGTTTGCAGTATCAACGGTGAAGATAACATTGTTACCGGAGGTAGCAATGGTTGTAATCTTTGCACCAGATGCAATACCAGTTGCAGCAATCTTGTCGCCAACCTCAGCACGGGTTGCAATAACAGCCGAAGAAGCAACACCAAGGGTGAAGCCACCAGAAGTACCAGCAACGGTTACAGCGGTTGTAGCGAGAGCAGTCTGGTCAGCGCCATCCTTAGCGTTGTAGAGACGTGGTGATTCTACGTAGAACAAGCCTTCGTAGTTTCCAATCTCACCAGCCCAGATTTCCTCATTGGACTGATACTCGTGAGGAGTACGCCATCCACCTGCACCTGTCTCGGCACGAAGGTCGTGCGAAACCTCGGGATGGATTCCAGCCCAGTACATTGAACCCTTACGGTAGGTTGCCTTGTTCGAACGAAGCTTGGCAACTGCCTTACGGAGTTGTGCAGAAGTGATGGTTCCGCCAGCAGAAACTGCTGCGGTTGTGGTTACGTTGCCACCACGGATAACCTGTGTACCAGCGCGAAGCGTGGTCATTGCAACGCTGTCGATAGAATCAGCCATATTGAACGCAATGATGTTTGCGATAGCTGGGTCTACATCAGCGAGCGAGAAGAGCTCAAGAGCTCGGGTTACAAGAACAGCATTGCCGTACTCGTTGAGGGTAATGGTAACCGACGTCGGTGTGCTGATTGCAACCGCATCTGGGTCAACATCCTCAGAGAGGGTGCTGGTCTTTTGTGCTAGGTCCTGGTACAGCTGGAGTACAACTGTAGAACCTGGAATTGCTTGACGGGCAGGACGCTTATCTGCTACAGAACGGATGAGTGGTTCTGAACGGAGAGCGAACTCGAGAAGGCGGTCATACGCCTTCTGAACTAGACCTGCCGCACCAACGGTACCGCCGAGAGAGGCAGAACCGGTGTTGGTATATGCGTTAGGCATTTATTCGTCACCTCCAAGTGACTATGAACGGATGGGAAATTATTCCTCGCTGCGAAGTAGAGCCAGAATCTCATCTGCCGATTGGGCATTATTGAGCTTTGTCTCTAAATCTTCAGCGCGGTTGGGTGACAGAGCACCCTGGGTAACTATGTCCTGCTGACGTAGTGCTGCCAGGTTGATGTTCTGTTGTTCCGCTTGCTGCTCTTCCTTCTTCAATCCAAATAAGTCTGAGTTATCATCGAGCCAAGTAGATACTGACTCCTCGTTAACATCATCCAAATCCTTCAAGATGAGTCGTGCAGCTTTAGGATTTACACCCTTAGTTTCTAGGACTTCCTTTACGAGACGTTCTCTTTGGGACTTAGAGAGCGTTTCTAGCTGCTCTGTAAGTTCCTTGATTCGCTTTTCATCTGCCCGCTTTGCCTTACGAAGCTTCTTTACTAAGTCATCGCCGGTCAGATTTGTTTCGTTATCTAGGTCGTCTTCGTCGTCCCAGTAGTTGTTGCTCATAGCAACCACCCTTTCTATTTGTAGTTAGTCGTAAGCCACAGCTTTACCCAGGGGTAGGTAGGCTGGCTCTTACTACCGGTCTCATACACTGCACGGGGCCGGTGGGTCCGTGTCAGGAATCTAGATTTGTCCGGCGGTTCCGCGCCCACCAAGGGCGCCCTGTGTCAAACCACCGCTTCCACCAAAGGAAGCTTCTGCTAAGCCGGATAGTCGTCTACGTGCTCTAGCAGCAGACTCCATACCTTTGAACTCTTCTTCTTCTGCCATCTCCTGTGTATAGCGAATACCTTCTTCGCGGTAGATATCAGATAGTTTCTGACCCTCTGGCAGAGCACCAGCAACTCTTTCATAGCCCTGGATGGCACGTTCCCTATCAATCCCAAAACGAGCAAGGTCCTCTGCCCTAGCACGGGATACGTTGAGAGCTTGTGCAATGCCTGCAGCACCAATCTCAGCAGCAGTTACTTTATCCTGCAAAGCCTTGACATTCTCAGATGGATTGATGTAATAGTTTTTTAGGTCTGTATCTGTAATACCATAAAAGGTATTTAGGGTTTGCTTGATGCTCGGGTCAGCCCTATTGACACGGGTAACTACTGTGTCTACATAATCTTTAAATGTAGTCGCATTGACATTCTTGCCAATAAGGTTAGCAAAGCTTGCTTCACGCTGTTCTCTGGTGGTGCCAAAGGCACCCTCTACGCCGTAGTATCTAGCCCAGGCATCGTAATCATCTTCAAGGGCAAGGTAGGTAGCCTCATCAATAGGTGGAAGATTATTCTTCTCTCGAAGTGCAAGACCAGAGAATCTGGTTTTATATGCTGGCTGCTGGCGAAGATTCATTAGGGCGGCATCTTCGCTAACCTTACCCTTTATCCAGCCCTCTACTACACCAGTAAGGCTGTCCAAGCCCCACATCTTTAGATAGCCCCTAACAATAGATAGGGCATTACTTTGGTCAATATCTAATGCTGGTTCAGTACCAGCAATTGTACCAACATTACCAGTAGCAAGGTTTTGAATATTTGAAACAATGTTTTCTTGAAAACCTATTTCTTCTTGTATCTTAGCAATCTCTACTGGGGTTTCGGCTTCAACCGTTGCTTTCTCTTGCTCTAACGCAGCAATTTCAGACTGGATTGCAGCAGTCTGCGATTCAATCTTTTGTTGCAAAGACTGACGGTTTTGCACAGGATTAGCATTTTCAATGCCCTCTAGTTCTGCCGGTCTAGCTGACTCAACAATAGACTGGATATTGCCAGGTCTAGGTTTTCTTCTCGCCATTACGCCATCTTCCCGAATAGTTTACCAAGTGCTGCGACGTATGAATAGGCTTCATCTATGGCAGTCTTAGAGTTCATAAATCGTGCATCCGACCTAAACATTAGTTCTGAACGACTGGTTGACATAACACCGGGTCCCTTGCTTACGCCATCTGCATCGGTATTGGTAAGAGCATTTTGAATATCCTTATCAAAAACACTGATAGATGCTGCGGGTAGTTCAAGGGTCTGTGCCTTTTGCTGAATAAACGGATTGGCAATATCCTGAACAGATACACCCTTATCAATCAGGTCGGATAGATTGGGGTAGAAAGCCTTAGACATTTCGCGAATCTGTGACTGCTGCTGGCTCAAATCCTTAAGCGCACCGCGCTTGAGTTGCTGTCTTACCTGACCAAAGGCTGCCTCTGTAGAGAGGTTGATGCCGTATGCAGAGGCATACTCCTTTAGTTCTGTTACCTGCTGGGCTAGCTTTCCACCACCAGCAACAACTTGCTCTAGTGGTGTGCCCTTGAGGGAGGGTCTAAGCACCTGTGCCTTTATCTCAAAGATATCTTCATCATCTAAAAGAGTATCTACAAGTACTGCAGTATCACCAGCGCGGGTAGTTTTACGGGCTGCTTTCTTTTCGGCTTCTTCCAGTAAATCATAATATTCTTTACGCTGTGCTTTAGTTGGCGCAAAACCAACCATCTCCATAAAGAACTTATTGATATCTTGGTCTGCCTGAATTCTGGTTGTCTTCACCCTAGTAGCAGATGGAGCGTCATCACCCAAAAGACTTCTTGACTTTATAAAATCATTTAGTGGAGTAGTAAATCTTATCTTTCTC